CAAAGGTAAGAAGTTACAAGTATCAGCAACTCCACCAGAAGAAACAGGATTCTTCACTAATCTAGCAATTAATCTACTACCTGTTCTTTTGTTCTTTAGTATTTGGATTTGGTTATCAAGAAGAACTTCTGGAATTGGTGGACGTGGTCCATTGTCTATGGGCAAGTCTAAAGCAAAGATGCTTTCTGAGGAAGAAATCAATGTCAAGTTCGATGACGTTGCTGGTGTAGATGAAGCAAAAGAAGATCTAGAAGAAGTTGTAGAATTTCTAGCAGCACCACATAAGTTCCAAGCAGTTGGCGGTAAAATTCCCAAGGGCGTTCTACTTGTTGGTCCTCCAGGAACTGGTAAAACTCTGCTCGCTAAAGCAGTAGCTGGTGAAGCTGGTGTTCCTTTCTTCCATCTTTCTGGATCTGACTTCGTAGAAATGTTTGTCGGCGTTGGCGCATCTCGTGTGCGTGATATGTTTGAACAGGCAAAGAAGAATGCTCCTTGCATTATTTTCATTGATGAAATCGATGCTGTTGGACGTAATCGTAATGCTGGCATTAGTGGCGGTAACGATGAACGTGAGCAGACTTTAAACGCTCTACTAGTAGAAATGGATGGCTTTAATGACAACGAAGGTATCATCATCATCGCTGCGACAAATCGTGTGGATGTGCTTGATCCTGCCTTGCTTCGTCCTGGCCGTTTTGATCGACAAGTTACTGTATCTAATCCAGATATTGTTGGGCGCGAGAAAATTCTAAAGGTTCATAGTAGAGCAGTTCCACTAGGAGCAGATGTTGATCTTAGAACTGTTGCTAAGGGAACACCAGGTTTCTCTGGCGCTGATCTGGCCAATCTTGTGAATGAAGCAGCATTGCTCGCTGCTCGCCGTTCTAAGAGAATTGTTACAGCAAAAGAATTTGATGATGCTCGTGACAAGATTCTTATGGGCGCAGAACGTAGATCTCTTCTTATGTCTGAAGAAGAAAAGAAAATGACTGCTTATCATGAAGGTGGGCATGCTCTTGTTTCTCTGAATATGGAAGGTTCTGTTCCTATTCATAAGGCAACCATTATTCCTCGTGGACGTGCATTGGGTATGGTTCAGTCTCTACCAGAACGCGATCAGATTTCTCAGTCTTATAAAGAAATGATTGCTTATCTTGCAATGGCAATGGGTGGCCGTGCAGCAGAAGAGTTAGTTTTTGGCGAGGAGAATGTTACTTCTGGCGCAGCTGCTGATATTCAACAGGCATCAAAGATCGCTCGTGCTATGGTTACTCAGTATGGATTTTCGCCATTAGGTAATGTAGCATATACTGAACCTAATTCAGATGTGTTTCATGGACCAAAGGTTTCTGAAGAAACTCAGCGACTTATTGATCTTGAAGTAAAGAAAATTATTGATACTGCATATGCTACTGCCAAGGGTATTCTAACTAAAAAGAGAAAGCAGTTAGACACTCTTGCTAAGGGTTTGCTTGAATACGAAACACTATCAGGTCAAGAAATTCTAGATCTGTTAGATGGAAAGGTGCCGCTGAGGGATTGATTCCCTCAGCTTTTTATTATATACTAATGTTGCATCTGTGGGACTATGTCCGGATGCGTTTTATGGAGGATAAATGTTTTATACAAATGTATTTCAACGTGGAAATCGCATGTATGTGCGAGGTTTTGATAAAGGTTTAAGATATACTGATGTTGTAAATTACAAACCATATTTGTTTATTGCAAAGCAGAATGGTAAATATAAAACTCTTGATGGTAAACCAGTAGAGAAACTAGAGTTCGACTCAATCACTGAAGCTAGGGATTTTATCAGTCGTTATGACCAGGTTTCTAATATGGAAATTTATGGTCTAACGACGTTTCCTTACTTGTATATTTTTGACACATTCAAGGGCGATATCGATTACGATCCTAAACTTGTTAACGTTGCAACAATAGATATTGAGTGTGCTGCCGATGAAGGTTTCCCAGATATTCAAAAAGCTGATAAGCCAATCACCGCAATTACTTTGCGCAGCCGTAATCGTAATTTTGTATTTGGCTGTGGAGAATTTAACAGTGACGACCCAAATACACACTACATCCAGTGCAAAGACGAATACCAACTCATTCAACAGTTTCTCGAATGTTGGGAAGGGCTAGATCTAGACATAATAACAGGTTGGAATATTGAGTTCTTTGATATACCGTATACTGTTAATCGTATCAAAAATCTATTTAATGAAAAGGAAGCTAAACGCCTATCGCCATGGCGTATTCTCGATGAAAAGATTGTTGAGTTTCGAGGAAAGGAAAACCAGTCTTATAATCCTGCTGGAATATCCGTTCTTGATTATTACCAACTATATCGTAAATTTATGTTTGGTAATCAAGAATCTTATAAGCTGGACTTTATTGCACAAGTTGAACTCGGCGAAAAGAAAATCGACTATTCAGAATATGGTAATCTTTTGGAACTATATAAAAACAACTTCCAAAAGTTTATCGAGTATAACATTCACGATTGTGTTCTGGTTGATCGTTTAGATGATAAGTTAAAGTTTCTTGAACAAACTATGGCGTTGTCATATGATGCTAAGGTCAATTACCCTGATGTTATGACAACTGTACGGCCATGGGATATTATTATTCATAACTATCTCCTAGAAAAGAATATCGTTATTCCTTCTTTGAGAAAACAACTTATGGAAGGTTCATTGATCGGTGGACATGTCAAGGAACCAAAGATTGGGTTGAGCAAATGGGTTGTGTCTTTTGACTTGAACAGCCTGTATCCTCATCTTATTATGCAATATAATATCAGCCCAGAAACATTCGTAACTAAAATTCCCTTTCCTTCAGTTGATGAATTATTGCGTGGCACTTTTGAGGTTGATAAGTTCAATAAAGAATATTCACATGCAGCCAATGGCTGTTTGTATCGCAAAGATCATCAGGGTTTCTTACCTGCATTGATGGAGCGTATGTATAATGACCGTACCAAGTATAAGAAATTAATGATCGAAGCCAAGCAGCGTTATGAGAAAAATCCTAACTCAGAAGATGAGAAGTTAGTTGCTCGTTATCATAATATGCAGATGGCCAAAAAGATTCAGCTAAACTCAGCTTACGGTGCGTTGGCGAATCAGTTCTTTCGTTGGTTCAGTTTCGATCATTCTGAAGCAATTACTATGTCCGGTCAGTTATCTATTCGTTGGATTGAACGCAAAGTAAACGAATTTATCAATAAGCTATTGAAAACTGATAAAGTTGATTATGTTATTGCATCAGATACTGATTCTATCTATGTTGAAATGGATGCTCTAGTAGCACACCTAGACACTAATGATGAATTGAAAATTGTTGATGCGATTGATCAATTCTGCGAACAAAAGATACAACCTTATCTTGATAGATGTTATGATGAACTTGCGGTTTATATGAACTCCTATCAACAAAAGATGAAAATGAAGAGGGAAACAATTGCGAACAAAGGTATTTGGCGTGGCAAGAAAATGTATATCCTCAACGCTTGGAATGTTGAAGGCGTACAATATGCTGAACCCAAACTCAAACTCCAGGGTATTGAGGCGGTACGTTCGAGCACTCCGAAGGCGTGTCGAGAAAACATTAAAAGATGTCTCTCGATAATTATGAATGGCACTCAAGAGGAGCTTCATGAGTTTATTAAGCAGTTTCGTGAAGAGTTTCTAACATTGCCTTTTGAGGATGTCGCCTTTCCACGTGGTGTGAAAGGAATGTACAAATATATTGACAAGTCTATAGTTTATAAGAAGGGAACGCCAATTCATGTCAAAGGCGCATTGATATTTAATCACATTCTAGATAAGAATAAATTGAAAAATGTTCCTAGAATTTCAGATGGTGATAAAATTAGATTTGCTTATTTGAAAACACCTAATCCCCTTCAAGAATCAGTAATTGCAGTTCCTGATGAACTTCCAAAGGAATTGATTCATCTAGATAAGTATATTGATCGCGAAACACAATTTAATAAATCGTTCTTAGAACCGCTTAATTCTATCACTGATGTTATTAATTGGTCGACAGAACAAAAATCAACATTAGAGGACTTTTTCTCATGACAGAACTAGAGGACAATGATTTCGAATTTGACTTCGGTTTTACTTCAGAAGATGAATTGAAAGCTGGAGAATTAGAATTACAGGATCAGTTAGGAAACACTCAAGTTAAATTAGAGGGTCTACGTAAGATGATTATGCCACTTCTATTGAATCTAAAAAAGAATCCTGATAAAGATATTATTAAATGGAACGGCGCTGATCGAGTAAAAAATATTGATGCGTTCATAAAAAAGATGGATGCTTATATTAAGAGTTGACTTATACAAAAATACATAGTATACTAAAAATACAATATACACGGAGAAATACATGTCACTGAAAGAACGTTTGATCAAAAACAGTACGATAGATTACACTTCCACGCTTACAGATTCCAAGATTTATACAAAGAAAGATATGATCCAGACGCCAGTGCCTATGATCAATGTGGCATTGTCAGGATCTATTGATGGTGGTATTACTCCTGGACTTACGATGCTAGCAGGTCCATCGAAGCATTTTAAAACTGGCTTTGCTCTACTTCTAGCATCTTCGTTTCTTAAGAAGTATCCGGATGGTGTTATTCTTTTCTATGATTCAGAGTTTGGCACGCCACAGTCATACTTTACTAAATTTAAGATTCCTCTCGACTCGGTTGTTCATACGCCAATTACTGATGTTGAAGAACTAAAGTTTGATCTTATGAAGCAGCTGAAAGAGATTACTCGCGATGATCAAGTTCTGATTATTATTGATTCTATTGGTAATCTTGCTTCTAAGAAAGAAGTCGAAGATGCATTGAACGAAAAATCAGTTGCTGATATGTCACGTGCCAAGCAGCTAAAATCTCTATTCCGAATGATCACTCCTCATCTTACGTTGAAAGATATTCCCCTTGTGGCGGTTAATCATACTTACAAAGAAATTGGTATGTTTCCTAAAGATATCGTTGGTGGTGGAACTGGTGCTTATTATGGCGCTGACAATATTTGGATTCTAGGTAGACAACAGGATAAAGATGGCACAGAGATTCAGGGATATCATTTCGTTATCAACGTTGAAAAATCTCGTTACGTCCGCGAAAAATCTAAAATCCCAGTTACTGTCTCTTATGAAGGCGGCATTAATCGTTGGAGCGGTCTTCTCGATATTGCCCTCGAAGGTGGTTATGTGGCTAAACCAAAAGTTGGGTGGTACGCCGTCGTGGATCGGAAGACTGGGGAGGTTTCTGGAAAGAACTTCCGAGCGGCTGATATTGTGGACAGTAAAGAATTTTGGATGACAATGTTTCAAGAGACTGACTTCGCTGCATACATCAAACGCAAGTATTCACTTGACACTGAAGGAACTTTAGTTTATGATGAGGAAGAATAATGCGAGTAAAAATCGGACCATATAAGAACTGGTATGGACCCTATCAGATTGCTGAATGGGTTCCGTTTCTAAATGAAGATCAGCAGGAGAGACTAGGTGAATGGTTGTCAAAAACTTGGATTGCAGATATCTGCGACTGGGTTTATAAACTTCGTGGTGAACGTAAGATCAAAGTTCGTATTGATCCCTATGATACTTGGAATATGGACAATACTCTTGCCCACATCATTCTTCCTATGCTCAAGCAGATAAGAGATACGAAGCACGGTTCTGCTATGGTTGATGACGAGGATCTTCCTCCACATATGCGATATAGTAATCCTAAATTTGATGAAAATGGTTGGGATATGGGTGACAACTGGATTCACTATAAGTG